AAATGTTCCTTCTGATACTAGTTTAGCAACGTCTAACTCTTTTTCAATTACATATGCTCCTCTACCTAGATTACTTGGTAAAGTTGCTGTTGAGTCAGAACTAACGCCTGTAGTGGATTTAGCTGTCAAATCAAAAGTTGCCATGTTTTATCTCCCTTACGCTGCGTTATATTTAGCTGTTACAATGCCTTCAGGTCTTAAAATTTTTCTTCCGTACATCTGCATTCCTCTGACTATGTCAGCGAATGATTCAGGATCACGATAAGATTCAACTTTATTGATCTGAGAAGCAGTAGCAACTGCTGAACTATGTCCTGCAACAATTACGCCAAAGTTAGAATTTTGGTTAGCATCACCGGAGGTTGCTGAACCAGTACCAACTGAAGGTAAGTTACTAGAAACATATACTTCAAAACCATGCAGATTTCCAAGTGAAAGACCAGCTTCAAGAGCACCTTTATCTACGGTGTCATTGTTTAGTAGTCTAGAATCTTCGTCTGTTAATAGTTCCATGAAGACAGGATCAATCACTAGCCAACGACCTGCTGTATCAACTTGTTGTTGATTTAACAATCTAGCCATTCTAGCAATTACTTGAAGCGGTGTTGCAGTAGCTGTCGCTGCTGCTGTTGCTCCAGGCATTCTTACTGCTAGAGGAATAGAATGATCGCCTGCTGATGAAGTTGTAATGTTACCAAAATCACCTTTTTTCAAGATCATTGAAGATAATAATTCATTACTTCCTGCGGTATCTACAGCTTTAGAGCCTGACACTACATCATTAGCGGTGTCTGCTACTGTACTTAAAGCTGATTGTTTAAAACCAGATAGGTAACCAAGAACTTCTTGATCGTATTGATCACGAAGTCTATAGCCTGCTCTATCTGATGCCATGCTTTCAAAATTAATATGAGAGTGAGCTTCCTCAATATCATCCATTTTAAAAGCAAAGTAGTTTGCCTGATCAACAACTAGTGTGAAATCCTCATCGTCTAAGTCTTGCGGTGTGACTGTAGTACCACGAGAATACGCTCTAACTGTTATTTCTGGCTCTTTAATGATACGAACTGTATCACCAAAGTTTGCAATTTCTCCAAAGTAGTCATTGTTAGTAATTGATTCAGCAACGGAACTCTTACGAAAAGCTTGTTGAACCTTTTGACTGTAAATAACTGGAGAGAAATTACCATTAGGTAGGTTTGTATAACCTGACGCTACTTTAAAAGCCATCTGTTTTCTCCTTTTTATATTAGAGGCCAACAAACGATAACCTCACTTCGTAAGGGCTGATGCTGAAAATGGGTGTCTATGCCTAGAGGCCATAACATCAGGTAGCCTGAGTGAATTTCGTTTGGTAAGTGTAGGGTGGGATAAATGTCAAATACATTTGACACTTTCGGCCTACTACGGTTGTAGTATATGTTACATACATATACAAAAAATAGGTTTTGTCAACCTATTATTACTGTCTAGCTGCTCCACTAACATCATATTCAAAGTTTCCAGAACGTATTGCATTAGCAATAGCTTCTTCATTTGCTGAATATTCTTGTGATGTCATTCTTGCAACATCAGACTCTTTTATAATATCTGAAGAACTAGCACTGTCTGAAGGGGTAGAACCACCTTTTGTCTTTACTGCTTTAGCAGCATCTGTAGACTTTGCTTTTTTCTTACCTGTAATACCCATATCTGCTTTATATAAATCAATAGCACGAGATGCAGCTTTAGCATCTGTTTCATTATCGTATAAAGCTTTTTGAATATACTCAGGTTGTTCTTCAGCCCAATCGTGAAATTTAACATCATTTCTAATGTCTTCAAAATCAGGATGTAATCTTAATAGTTCTGCTTCTGCTATCTGTTTTGCTGACTTTTGTTCTTTTACAGCGATAGATTCTAAGCGTTCTTCAATAGATGCATTCATTTCTTTTGATTTTTTAATAGCAATAGTTTCTATTATTCTTGCTACATCAGGATATTCAGCAGACCATGCTTCTAGTTCTTCATCTGTTTTAGGAAGCTTTATTTGTTTCTTAGTAGCTTCTGCTAATTGTTTTTTAACTTTCTCAAGTTCTGCATCTTTTTCATCTGCAACTTTTTGAGCATGTCTTCTTAAATCACCATATCTTTTCTTAAATGATGCTTCTTCAGCATTAGCAGGTTCTTCTGTAACTTCTTCAGTTGTTTCTTCTGTAGAACCTTCTCTTGCTTTTAATTCTTCTTCAGCAGCTAACTCTTGCATAGTGGGTTCTGCTCTTTTGTACCTTACAGGTTTTTTCATAATTGTATCGCCTGTGGCTTCATCTCTTTTTACTTGTACTTCTTCTGACATTTATTTCTCCTTTATGGGGCTACTCAGTTGCCTATTGCTAGGGGTTAGTAGGTAGCCATTAAACAGTGCTTACATAGCTAATGAATTAAAATTAAAACTATTCTGTTGTTGCACTGGTGCTATCTTGTCATAGATAGGCATTAATGCTGCAAGTTCGTCTCCTGTAACTTCAGCAAATTCTTTCTTTTGAAATCCATCTAAAATATTTCTTTCTTGATCTGTTAGTACTGCTTTAGCACCTGATCCTGCCATACCTGGTCTATAAGTTTTTAAAGTACTTATTTTTTGTCTATATAAAGGTAGGTTATCATATGTAGCATAACCATTTCCTCCTGCAGCTTTATCTGCAAGAGCAAACATTACAACTACATTAGTATCGTCTTGTATATCATTCATAAGATTTGTTACTGCATCTTCTCCAAGATAACCTTTACCTGTTTGTCCTTGACCATGTAGTAATTCGTAATCAAGATCTTTTTTATGATATTTATACATACCTAACTCATCATATCCATCAACGTAACCATAACGAAGACCTCTAGTACTTCCTACATCTAAAAACAGTTCTCCACCTATATTTATTTCTAATGCTTGTTCCATAGAAGAAACATATGATCCAATACTAGCTGATAATTGTGTAACTGCATCAGTATTGTCTTGAGAAAATTTAGATCCTGTGAAACCACCAATTAGGATATCAGATTCTTTATATTCAGGATTATCAAAATTAATACCTGCTTCTGCAACTGCGTTAGTTGGAGGACCACTGAATGCTTCTACTAAGCCTGCAGCTAAAGCTACAAATGCTAAAGGCGTTGCTACTGCTGCTAAACCTGAACCTAAAGCAGACTTACCAAAAGCTGTGCCTGCTAAACCAAATACATTAGCAGAAACCATACCTCCTACACCTGCAGCAGTTCCTGCTACATTAGCGACACTTGGTCCATTTTCTATAAGATCGTATAAAGAAAGAGCTGTACCTATTGTTGCAAGACCGCCTTTCCAACTAAATAATCCATCATTACTTACTACATTACCACCTATAGAATTACCTGCTTCTAGTTGAGCTTTTTGTGCATTTGTTACTTGTACAGTTTGAGTTGCACCATCAGCATCTTTAAAAACTGCATAATGACTTGCATCACTAAGACCAGTACCATATCGAGTAATTATTTCTGCGTTTGCAGGTATACCTTGAAGATACGAGTTAGCACTTATTACAGTTCCGTCAGCTATAGCCTTACCTACAGTATCTGCACCACCTAAAGATGTAACAATATCCATTGTACCATCAGCTAATGTAAGTTGTCCATTAACAATAGAAGATCCTGCTAAAGGACCTGTTTTAATTGCTGTTGCTGCTTTATCAAAACCTAAAAACTCACCTATAGGATCAAATATATTTTCTTTACTCCAGTTGTAAACTGATTCTGTAATTTTACCATCATTAAATAACTTATCTAGTGCTGCAACTGTTGTAATGCCTGATAACAATTTTTCTCCAGTACTTGGTCCTGATACTGTAACAGGAGTACGTTTTTTACCAAATTGTATTCCATCAAAATCAACACCACCAACATCATCTGATCCTATTACTTTTGTAGTTCTTGGACCTGTAGCTGTTATCTTTGTATCAGGACTAGTTACTCTATAGTTTTTATTCTCTGGTGTTGTAAGTGTTGCTTTATTACCACTATCGTCAGGTGTTATTGTTTGTTCTTCTCTAGTAGTTACTCTAGGACCAACTGGTTTAAGATCTTTTGTTAGATCAGGATCAACAGGTCTACCTATAATTGGAAGTGTTGTTTTAAAATCTTTTTCTATTGTAGGAGAACCACCCTCATTATATCTAGCTACAGTAGCACCTTTACTAGCCATTACTTCATCTGTTTGTTCTTTTACATCTTTAACTATAGGTGTACCATCTGAATCAACAGGTCTTATCTGTCCGTTGTCTTCTAGCTCATCTAAAGCTTTTAATGCTGTTTTACGCATGTTTTCATACTTAGATAAACCATGATAACGAACTACATTAGCAGGAACTACTAGTTCACCCTCAGATATCATAGCAGGTATATCATCAGCTACTTCACTTTCTGTAGCACCTGGTGTATCATCAGCATTATCTGCTAGGCCACCTTCCATAAATTTTTGTATATCTATAGAACCGCCTTTAGCCATAGCAGTTAATTCTTTTTCATATAAACCTAATTGCTGTCTTTCTTCTTCAGTAAAAAATCTATTATATACTTTACTACCTTTTTCACCTGAGTATCTATCTAGTGTTCCTAAATACTTTCTATATTCCTCTGCATCAAAATCATTCATAGCTCCTAATGTATCTTCCCCTAGTAAACCATCTTCTTTAACTTTTAGATATTTTTGTAAGTCTTTAATAGCTCCTGCATTTTGTCCTGTGTAACCTGCATCCATAAATAATAATTTAGCAGCTTCAGGACTTACATCTTCTAGTTGGCTTAAATCTCTAAATTTACTAGGCTTACCATCTGAAACATTTTGACCTGTGTATTGTCTATACATAATTTCTGCTACTTTTTCGTCTGTTAATGTGCCTTGTCGTATTTCTTCAGCAAGTTCTGGATAAGAATCTATATGTATTCCTTTAAATGCTTGATTAGTTTCTTGGCCGTCTTTATCACCTGTGCTACCTTCAGCAAACAACCATTGTTTCATCATTTCAGTTTTAAAGTAATCACTAGGTGTAAATTCTTTTTCGGTTACAGGCATTGCACCTTTGTTAGCCATAATAGGTTGTTCATATTTTTTTAATACTTCTTCAGGATTTAATAACATAGCTGTTTGAATATTAGTATTACTTGACTGTGGTCTTTTTGCAACACTACTAACTTTATCTTCAATATCTGCCTTTATAACTTTTTCTTTAACTGTTTCTGGATCTAGTTTAGATAAAGATGGATCTTTTAAATCGTCACCTTTTGCTACTCCTGGTGTACCCCCCATTGCTAATTTCATAACTGTTCCCCCTTTTTTAAAGCCTAATAACTTATAAAAATTATCTGCTTCTTTTTTAAATATTGTACCAAAACGTTGATCATTAACGCCTTGACTAAAATTTTCTCGTAACGTAGGTATGTTTGAGTCATCCCCACCAAAAACATATCCCATTAATAGTTGGTCAAAATAAGATTCTTTCCACCATTCTTCCATATTTCTTTTTTCATTATTATTTTCTTTTACATACTTATAAGATCTTTCTTTCCATGCCTGCATGCTAGGATCATTTTCTGAAGCAGTAAATAGTTTATTATATAACTCAGGATCAACTTTATCTAGGTTGTGAAAAGTTTCCATAAAAAACATATCATCTATTTCTTCTTGAGAAGACATCCTGCTTTCATCAAGATATATTTTGTTACCTTTAACCTCTGCTATAAACTTATGATCTTTAAAAAACTTTTCTTCTTCTTCAGGCGTAGCTCTTACATGATAATCTAGTAATCGTTCTTTTAAAGGTTTTTTTATAACAGAATCAGTTTGTTCATTGACACTAGCTACTGCTTGTTCCATTTTTCCCCTCTTTAGCTTTTTGTATTACTTCATCCCTGAACGTAGCAAATCTTTGTAACTCATGTATGCTACCTTGTATTTGTATTATCTTGTTATGGTCTGTTTCTCTTATAAGATTTTTTACATGAGACTTAATTCTTTCTTCTGCGTAATCAAATAAAGCATCTATAGATTGTTTATTATTAGCTACTACTAATAATTTTCTAGCTACTTCTGGACTCACTGTATTTCTCCTTCACTAGGTGGCCTTCCTGAAAAGCCTGGCATTCCTGGTTCAGGTGCTCCGCCAGGACCTATCTGACTATTGCCTGTACCTGCAGGACTAGTTGGTGTAACTGTTCCTCCTCCTTCTGGTGTAGGTGGTGCTCCTGCTCCTGGTGGTTGTTGTGGTGGTCCTTGCATCATTCCAGATGCTTGCATAACTTTAGCTTGTCTTAAAGCTTCTCTTTCATCATTTACAAACTTCTCAGCATCAAGATCAAATGAGTGTGCTATCTCTCTTAGTATTACTGGGAACTTTACAAAAGGTGCTAGTGCAGGATTAGAACCGATTTGCATAAGTTGTAATAGTCTTTGACTTCTTACTTCGTTACGCATAAGGCTTTCTGTACCTCTAGCTTTTATTTCTATATCGCCTTGTACATCAGGATCAAAATCAAATTGCTGATTAAAGGCATAGAAAGATTCACCTAGTGGTTGTAATAGATAGTCATCTATATTTTTAACCACTGTCTTAATAGATATCTGAGCTGCACCCATTAACATAGATATCCCTGCCGCTGTTCTACCAGTTCCTTGTATTCCAGTCTGACCATGTGAGAAAGACGGAATGCCTGTAGATTCATCGGACAAGGCTCTTGCTTTATCAAACATCATCAAATTCTGAGAAGATACATTAGGATACTGTGTAGCAAATAGTGCTTGACCAGGTGCTCCACCTTGTCTCCTAAATATCTTACCAGGGTATACTTCTAGGTCTTGACCTGGTACGAGATTTGTTTCATCAATCTCAAATATCAGGTTACCTGATAGAACAGCATTATCAACAGCCATTCGCATAAAGCCGTTCATTAGCTGTTGTGTATCTACCATGTTTTCTGCTAACCCTACTCCAAAGAAAGAGTAAGGGTTTAACTCATAAGGAGCAGCAAAATAAGGAATACGGATAGGCATAAAAGGATTAAACGCCAACCGTAAAATTTTGTCGTTACAAACCCAAGCGTTGATTTGAACCAAATCCACGTCTGAGTATTCTCTAGGTATATCCAAGCCTGCGTCTTCTGCAACTGTTCTATCAATGTTGCCCCAAAACTCAAGGACTTCGTAGCGATCAACGCTAACATTTGTCGAATCGTAGTCATCTAAATCATCCTCCCACCATTGTCTGGTGTAGTTAGTGCCCATTTCGATACATTCGTCTAGGGCATCTTCGTCAAACAGAGGGCGATTCTTTAGTGCCCTCATATCAGCATGGTTTAATTTATGTCGCTGAATCACATATTCTACCTCATCCATATTATTAGCTGCAGGATCAGGATAGAAATCCCAACAAGAAACAAACTCTAATCTAGGAACTGTTTTGATTTCAGGTGTATATGTACCATTACCTTCTTCATCTTGTTCCCATCTAGGGTATTCTTTGTCTTGAGCAAATGGTCCTTTTAGTATTCCTGTACCAAATAAGGACATTTCAAATGCTGCTGATCTTAAATGTTTAGAAGCTGAAGATTCTTCTAATTGATCAAGTATCTTTTTTTCCATAGCACGAGCTGCTTCTTCTGCAGGATGATATGTAATAGATGTAGGAGTAACGCCTGCACCTTCTTTTAATTCTAAGTCATCTGCTAATTCTTTTAATGCTCCTAACTCTAGCTCTTCTTCTTTAGAACCTGGTGGAAATAAACTACCTTGGTTAGGATCATCTTGTGGTTGAGTTGGATTCTTAGGATCAAAGTGTACAGATTCTTCTACACCATCTGGTAATCTTGTTGCATCAACTCCTAATGGAAATTTTTGTCCTGCAAACAGTACATCAATAATTTGACCATACGCAGCAGTAACTTTTGTTTTTGTAACTTTTAAAAATACTTGGCTTTTTTCTGTTTCTGTAAATTGTGTTTCTGAACCATAGATACCTCTATAGTTTCTATAGGAGTCCATCCATCTTGATTCTTGTGAGTAACGAGAGTCATATGAGTAATTAAATTTATCTCTAATATAAGAAGATAATGTCATTTTTTGACTATCTTCTAATTCCATTTCTAGTTCTGTTTCTGTAGTGTTTTCTTCAGCCATATTTAATATCCAAATACCTGATCAGCAGGTTTCCAAGGTTTTTTCCAATCGGTGTTGGAAAAGTCATACAACCCTCTAGGAGTTGGTCTGGACATAATACCATAACGTAGTGCATCATATCCGTGGTCGTAGTCTATTTTAGTATTCACATCTTCAGGATTATTTTTATCTAAAGGTATTTGTGGTAATTCTGATATAAGTTTAACACAATTTGAAAAAAATTCAACCCCTGCTTCTCCTGTTTCTTCATCTACTCTTAATAATCTATGTAGCTCATTTTTACCTGCTACTCTACTTCCTTTACTTCTATCGGACTGTCTCCATCGACACCCTCTTAATATCATTGTTTCTGCAATCGAAGGACCTGTTTGTCCTCTGTTGTGCCAACAAGATGAGTCAAGAACACCATACCAAATCTTATCATCGTTCTCTCTTTCAATAGTTAGTATTAAGTCTGCTAACTCCTCTGCTGTTTTTTTCTGTACATAAAGTTCTCTATATACAATTAATTTATTATCTGGCCTTACTGCTACCCATAAACATGCTGACCAACTTGAATACCCATAGTCACATGTTCTAAATCTTTTCCATGAAGCAGGAACACTATAAGGTTCTACTACATGTATATCTCTATTGAACTCTGTGAAGGCAGCACCTTCTGCTATATCCCAAGAACCTTCTAGTAATTGTTGTCTTTGTACTTCAGGTAAAGATAACAAATTTGCTTCATACTCTCCTGCCTCAGAAAGGTAAGGATTGTCTGTAAGTTTAGCAGGTATAAACCTTCTTTTAAATAAAGGATTACCTTCTTTTTCATGCCCTTTAGGATAAGTTAGTACTTCTCCATTTTCTATATCTGTTGCCCAAAACGGTGAGTTATACGCAGCAGGATCAATAAACATCTTCTTAACCCACATGTGACCAGGACCACCTGGGTTTGTAGTACCTCTCATATACGTAGGTAAATCATTATCTACAGTACGTAAACGAGAACGTAAATAGTTCCAAGCATATGGTGTACCATACTGAGTAAGCTCATCTACACCTATCCAAGTAAACGCTTGTCCTTGGTATCTTAGAACGTCTTTATCTTGTTCAAGATATGTCATCCATATTCTAGCACCAGAGGGAAATGTCCATAAAGACTTTCTTTCACTCCACTTAGCACCAGGAAATACTCTTGGATATAATTCCTGACTCTTCTGTACTAGCTCT